GCAGCGCTTCGAGGCGCAGCTGCGCCTTTGCCAGCTCGGTGCGCACCGACTCGGCCGCGGCACGCTCCTGCTCGACCTCGCCACGCACCAGCCGCAGATCTGCCTCCTGCTGGACCATACGCCCCAGCAGTGAATCGCGCTCGGTCCGCATGGCCTCCAGCTCAGCCCGCACCGCCTCGATGTCGTCAGCCTGGCGCTCGTTCTCGACAGCCAGATCCGCGTTGACCTGCTTTTGCTCGGCCAGCTCGGCGCCCAGTTCGGCCTTTTGCTCGGCCACGGCCTGCGCGAGGTAATCGACGAGCGCACGCTGCAGCGACACCGGCAGCGTGACCGGAACCTCCGCGACCTTCACCTGCGTCGCTCTCCAGCTTTCCAGCAACTTCATCACTGTCGCGTTGGATCCAGTGCCGAGCTTGTCGCGCACGGCGCGCACGGTCGGCTTGATTCCGGCGCCGCGCAGCTGATCGGCCACGGCGTTGACCTGCTCCTGCGTGATGTTTGCTTCCCGTACCATAACAGTCTCTCTTGTTTCGTTACGTTATGTTATGAATGATATGTTATGAAATCGAGAGAGGCAAGGAGAACCACAGGAGTCTTTCGAGACGAGCGGAGCCATTGCGATAAGAAAACTTATCGCAATGGCATTATCGAAGCTCACATCACATACGTAGTAAATGGGAGATACAACCACTTGGTTGTATAGCGGGCCGCACGCCCCATCTAGCGCGGGAAGATGTTTAGTCGTCTGCGCCTGGCTCGCGCACGTAGTGGGGGCAGCACAGCTCCTTGATGGGCGCATATGGCACGGCGTAGATGCATTCCATCCAGAGGCGAGGATGGGGGAATTCGTATCGGACGCCGAAATGGAGGCGCGCGCAGCTCCGGCAGATCGACTCGGGGACCGAGTAGGACGGCATGGGCGGGGGTGGCGGCATGAAGCCGGTGCCGGACATAGGGAATTTATAACTGTTTATCCATACAGTATAAATACCCCTAGGAACGTGTGAAGGCAACGCAACCCGGCGCCTTCTACTGTTGTCAACAGCACAAATCCCGCGTAAAAGGGCGGACTGTATCTACCAAGACACAAAACAACAACAAAAATGCTAAACAGCATTCAACTGCTGCGGCTTATCGCCGCTTTGTCGGTTCTCTTTGCCCACATGCCGCCTTGGGCCATGCCGTATGGCAATCCAGCCAATTGCGGGCGCGGCGCAGCCGTGTGCGGATCCATTGGCGTGGATCTGTTCTTCTGCATCAGCGGCTTTCTCATGGCCTTGACCACCGCCGGCCGCACGCCAGGCCTGCGCAACGCATTGGGCTTTGCAACACGCCGAGTGCTCCGAATCTGGCCCCTCTATGCCTTGACCATCATCGCCTTCATGACCGTCAATGGCGTCGATCTTCAGTGGTACTGGAAATGGCTGACCTTCGCCCCCTACCTGAGCCCGGCGGGTTTCCGGGATCCACCCCTGCCATCCGGCTGGACATTGCATTTTGAGATGTACTTCTATGCGCTGACCGCCGTTTGTATGCTGCTCCCCTGGAAAACAAAGGCTGCTGCTATTACCGTCACGCTGCTAGGGTGCGCGTCACTGCTGATCGACAACACGATTTATTTCACCGCCTCCATCATCGTCGAGTTTGCCTTCGGCATTGCGCTTGGCACCCTTTGGCAGCGTCCGGCAATATGGAGTCAACTGGTAGCCCATCGCGTACCAATCGCAATCGGCAGCGCGGTGTTACTGCTGTTTGCCGCACACGGCACCGACTGGCCTCACGAATGGGGCATGAGCGTCCCGCGAATGGAAGTGCGCTTGTACGCCTTTGATTGGCTGCTGCCTCGCTTCATTGGCTGGGGTGTGCCGGCAGCGTTGTTCGCGCTGTCAGTAATGCTGTTTGAGGATCGGGTCGGCAAGCGAGCCGCCGCTATGGGCGACTATACGTACTCAATTTACCTACTCCACCTTCCTGTCATATACACGGCTGGATGGCTGCACAAGAATCTTTCCGCAGACATCGATGCCATGCTGGCGGCAAGCGGCATGTACCCGATCGCCATATTCTCCACCACGCTACTCGCAGCATATGCTGCCTATCACTTGGTGGAACGCCCCACCCAGCTACTGGGCGGGGCCATTGCACGGCGCATCGAGGTGCGACCCAAAGCCTACTCGTCAACCACCCCGACCACAGCCCCTACCTCAGCGCGGACGGCGTTGTAAATGTCGATACAGGCATTGGCATCCCGGATGCCGGCGTTACCGTCGACTGCGATGGCGTAGAGAGCGCCTCCAGTCTCCGGATCAAGTTCGGCTCTCGCTTGACCAGGTCCGGAGGCAGTTCTGGCATCCGTGGGCACATCACCTGTCGATCCGGCCTGATGGTTACGGATGGCGAGTGACAGCCGGCGAGTGCCAGCACGATACTCAGCCAAAGCAGCTGCAGCGGCAATTTTTTCATCATCAGCTTCCTTTCTGGCTTGCGCCATGATGTTGTCGCGAGCCAGGCCCGCGTTACGCTCGAACTCTCGATAGAGGTCCGACCAGCCGCGCGCGTCGCGTGCAGCGGCGGCAACCTCGGCGGCATGCGTCGCACGTAGATCGGCCAGCTGGCGTTCATACGCATTCGCCAGCCATTTCCAAACGCCGGTGCCGGCCAGCAACGCCCCCAGCACGAACACGAACACATAGCCACGCCAGCCCGCCAGCGCAACAGCTACACCCTTAAGCACGCTTCCCACGGTTACCTCCTTGTCGGTTCATCCACCGCTTGAGCCAAACTTCCAAGTACTGCGACCCCACGATACCGAGCGCGCAGCCGACCCCATACAGCGCCATCGGCGGCATGCCCGGAAACTGCATCAGGCCGACCCCAGCAACCATTGACGTTGCCGCCCCCAGCACCGCGCGCCCAAAGATCAGACGCAGCGTGATCGGGTCATCGCTCACCAGGAGCTTGCCAAGCCCAATCAATGCACCCATGACCAGCAGCATGTAGAGATTCCTTTCGTGTTCCTGCATGAGACCCCTCTTTTTCACCCGTTGATAAATTGCCTTGCGAGCTGCCAGCGCGCCATTCGCTTATCCAGCCCCGTTTCACCGCCATTGATTCGGCGGGTTAATCCCAGAAAATCACCGGCATCGGCCAACTGATTGCAACCGTTGGCGAACCAGAACCATGCGGCGGACCGAGCCGCTAAGGCGTCATCCTTCGCCAGCAGCTCGGGATGCTCAATCAGGTCGACGCCAAGCGCCCGGCCGCAGGCCTTGTGGTTGTCGAAGAACGTGATCTGTTTCAGGCCGTGCCCGCTGTAACGCCAGCCGTCACCGCTTGCCGCATCACCATTGCCGTACCGGCCGGCGTAGACAATCGACGCAATCCGCCGCTGTCGCTCGATCGGGACAGCGGGCTCGCCGGGCTGACGGCCAAGCGTGGCCGCCAGGCTTGCCGGCATGCGCTTGCCAAACGTATCGATCAGCGCCTGCGGCTTGTAGTCGAATGATTCCTGCAACCGCGTGAAGCCCTGCGATTCGTGCCCCACCTGCGCGATCCACCCCGCCACACGTTGCGGCAACAGGATCCCGAATTCGAAAAGTGCCGCGTCGACGTGCGGCCACCACCGATCAGCCAGCGCATCACTCAGGCCGGCAGCCATCTTGAAAGCTCGTTTGTCCATGAACGAAAAGAAAAAGCCCGCGCATGCGGGCTTGATTGACGGGAACCAGATGAACTTCAGGTGCCAGGCGACTGCGGCCAGACCGGCGCAGCGAGATCGACCCGGCTTATATCCACGCGATATCGCTTCCACGCCAGGAGCGCTGTCTGCTCGCCGTCCGTTGCAATGCCGAGATCGACGGCATCCTGCAGCGGCGCAATACGCGCAGCGGCAACTGCCAGCAGCTCATTCCTCTGCGTCGTGTTTGCAGCCACCACCTGCTCCAGCGTGGGCGCAGGGCGATCCGTCAAGATAGGGCACCCATCCACGCCGCACACGATCACCTTCCCATCACCCTGCGCCACCATCATCGCGGCACGCTGTTCTGCGGTGACCAGGCACGCATCCGGCGGAATGCGGCAATCCGGGTTATCCACTTCGATAAGCGGAGGCTCCGCAGCCATATCGGGCACCTCTATCAGCGGCACCGATTCCCCAGGATGCGCCCCAGCCTGCCACGTGGGATCCGGAATCTGGATCGTCGGACGTCGCCACTGCGGATCGACGACTAACACCGTCCGTGCGCCGAAGTCAGCCGTATCCATGAAGCCAAACGACCCGTCCACCAACTTCCCGTAATAAATTGCCATGACCGTCCCCTTTACCAACCCAACGCGATGTATGTGGCATTCCCAGACTGGCGCGTACCGCTCGCAGACCACCAGTTACCATTCATTCCGGACAGCGTGGCACTGTTGTAGCCACCCCATGCGCCCGTACCAGAGCACTGGCCGGATACCACCGCAAGGAAAAAGGCATTCGGAAATGCCGTGTTGAACGTGACGGGAGTGTCGCCGGAACCAGATCCCGCAAAAGACCCCCAGTTCACAATGAGAGAGCGAACAACGGAGCCCACAAGAACGGGAATACGGATGGAACCGTATGCACTCAACGATGACAAGAATTGCCCCAGAGTCACCGCCTGCTGACTGGTCGCCGCCGGAGCCACCTGCAACGCGCCGCCCGAGCATTGAATCAGCACCCAGACGCCGGCCCCCGAATTCAAAGCCGCATTCCACTCCAGCGTCGCGATGCCACCCACCACCAGCTCGCCACCTTGCAATGCCTGGTGATTTCCACCCCAGATAGGTTTAGCAGCGATCGCGTCCGGCGCGAACGTCGAAGCTCCGGTGTTCGTGGTCTTCACCTTGATGCGCAATCGCATACCATTCGTCAGAGCGGTTACAGCTGGTCCGAACGTGGCCGCATAGACGTTTGCCACCCCGACATCTACACCGTAGTTGGACGCCTGCACCTGCATGAGCGCACGGATAGCCGTAGCCACCTGGTCACTGACGTTCTCGTTTGGAGCGATCCCCGCCAAAGCCAAAATTGCGAGCAGCTCGTCACTGATCAAGTTCCCCCATTTGCTAGGGATCAGCGACCCAATCTGGCCCGTGGTGGCATCTTCGTCGACAAACTTGCCATTCACCAAGCCGACACCAGGCACTGTTTTTGGATAATCCATTTCACTCCTCGTAGTTGAATAGCACCACCGTGTGGGCCGGCGCATAACGCTTCACCAGGCACTCGATGCCCTCGTTTTGGTTCATGCCGAACCGCTCACCCCACTGGGTGACGCCCCAGCGCCGACCACCCTCGATCCGCCGTCCAAGGTTCAACGTCCAGAAAAACTGCTTCCGCCACGTTCCGAACCCGGCAGACCCGAATCGGGATCGACGGAAACGTGGCGCGCGATGCTCGGTGATCGTTGCCCCGAGATAGCCCTGCTGCCAGACGATCGACAGGAAGTAGGGAATGCTCTGACCGCCGATCGCGACGTGCCGATCACGCACCGCCTTACGCCTATCCTCAAACGATGGCGATGCCCCCATGCACGGATCGGGCAGCCCCATGACGCGCTCCCAGTCCGGAACAAGCTCCCGCACCGTCGCGGGATCCGCCTCGTCGATCAAAGCGCTTACCCGCGCGTCGACCCGCGCGAATTCCGGACCGAGACCCGCAAGCAGCGCATGAATGGCTGGCGCCTGCTCCAGCTCCCACGCAGGGCCAGGCGGAAGAAGCGCAGCCAGCTGCTGCCGGTAGTCCGCCTCTGATCTCACAGCCATGCAATGCTCCCGAATGTCGGCATTTCGTTGGGCGCAAGAAGCACGTTTCCAGCGGGGACGGCGAGTTGATGGTCGTTCTCACCCGGCGAGACGCTGATAGCCTCCGTGAGGTGCGTCCAGATCACCGTGACGCCGAGATCGCCCTCACGCCGGAGGAGATCACGCAGGGATTTTTCAATCGCCGCACGGGTCTGCGAGGTATCGGGAAACGCCTTGACTTGGAAGGCGATGGCACGGGGCACCGGCGCGAGCACGTAAAGCTCGGCCGTAACAGGCCGCGTCGCCTCGATGGCCGCCTTTATCTGTTCGAGCACCACCTGCGCCGGGATCGGATCCGCATCGTTGTCGCGCACGACAAACAGCCCCACAGTCCCCGGCCCCATGTAGTTGCGGATGCACCAGGCGCGCGTGATGCCGTAGCCAGCATCCAGCGCCCACGTCACGTAGTCGTCGGCCGCGCCACCCTGCGGCACGATGCGATAGGACCGAATCACCCGCGATCGCAAGGACTCGACCGGTTCCTGATCGGTGCCGCCGCTGATGCCGCCGGCGCCCACAGTACCGGAGAACTCGACGCCAGGCACAGGAGACACCAGCTCCATGGTCACGCCCTCGTCGACATCGCCGGCGCGGCCCGGATCGACCGCGTTGACCGTGACGGTGGCTGTGGTGCCCACGAACTCGACAGACGCGGCGACCGCGTACCGGCGCCCATCCTGCACCTGCAGGATCGTGCCGGCGTCGATTACTGCTGTGGGCACGCCGTTTAGCACGACAGGCCCGGTAGAGGCCACCGCCTCGCCGCGCGGCGTCTTTAGCCGCAGCTTGGCGATGCGCAGCAGCATGTCCTCATCACAGGTGTCGGGCAGGATCTGGTCGGCCGCCCATTTGACGTGGCCATGCAGACCCGATGTCGCGCCGGCATGCACGCGCGCAATCACCAACTGGTCAGAGCGCCGCAGCGTATCGAGCGATTTGGCCGTCAGATCGGCATCGGCCCGCTGTACCAGTTGCGGAAGTGTTGGAGTGCTAAATGCCATGCTGTACCTGCCAGATGTTTTCGAAGTTGAACGGCGGCAGCGGGCCGCCGTCGTCAGTGAGCGTCACAACCATGTCGACGCGCGTGTGGTTAGGCCTCGTCAGCTGGATCTCTACCGTGCGCACCAGCTCGTCGTCGATCATCCATTGCAGGGCCTCGCGCGCGTATGCCTCGGCCTGGCGCAAGACCTCCGGCGTGATCGTTTTCCGGCGCAACAGCCAGAGGCGCGATCCGAGCTTGTCGCCATCCACGGCCGGGAAAGAGTCGCCCCACCACCCCATGCGCTGCTCGTCGTCGATCTCGTCGTCAGGCTCAGCCCGCCGCCAGGAGAAAAGGCTGATCTCGACCGCGCGATAGAGCAGCGCCTGCTGCGCGGTCGCCGTCATTGCTGCATCTCCCCGGTGATGTTTCCGGTTTCCGGGTGCCGGTGATGCAGCACCGGCTTGCCGTTGATCTCCACGTCCCCGGTTACCTTGAGCTTGCCGCCGGCCTCGACGTCCTTCGGAGCAGTGACCCTCGGCGCATTCAGTTCAATCAGATCCTCGGCATTGACGCGGAAGGTGCCGGTTGTCAGCTCGGCGATCTTTCCGTTTTTCAACACCAGCGCCTGACCCTCATGCGTGAAAATCGCCACCTCGCCCGGCTGCAGCCCCTGCAACCGCACGCGACGGTCGGTGACCATAAAGGCCACGCCGTGCGAACGATCGCCGCCCAGAAACGCCACCAGCGCCTCGGCGCCGTCTTTCGGATTGCTGGTGAAGCCGTACGGCTCGAAGTGCTCGACGTTGTCCTTGACCTCGCGCGCGGTCAGCCGCAGCTGCAGCGCCTGCAGCTTTCGACTGGCGTTCGCCAGCACCACCACGCCTCGCGCAATCATTCCTGTCACAGACTGATTCATTTTTTCTTTTCCCAATCGGCGGGCAGCAGGTACTCGAAATCGTCCTTGCCCTTGCCCGTCTTGTCGCGCTTGCGGCGCTTGGTCGGATCCGGCGGCTCGGCCTCGAAACCATCGGGCGGCGCCACGGTGATCTTTGCCTTGGTGCCGGCCTGGTTGCTCAGGCTGTATTCGATTTCCGTAATGAGCAGATCCCGATCGAATCCGACCAGCGGATCCACCACGCGCACGATCTGGTTGTGCCGCCACAGCGCGCCGTTTGACTGCCGCCACCCCTGTACCTCATAGGTCGTTTGCAGCGCCTTGCTGATCCGGTTCTCGCGCTCCCATGCCACCCGCTTACGCGCAAGCTCTGGCGTGGTCTGCCCGCGCTCGTGCAGCACGAGGACGCGCTTGCGCTGGATCCGCGTGTCGGTGGCGCGCGCCTCGACCTCGCTGGCCGCCAGGCCGAAGACCTCATCCGATCCGGCGCGCTGGCCCTTGCTGACGTACTCGGAAAACACGCCCGTGAAGTCCAGCGGCGCATCACCACTGATCAGGTTGACGCCTCGCTCCAGCCGGTCGACTGCCCGGCCAGCGCTGCCCGGCCTCGCGATCACGAGCCGCCCCTGCGCGTCGTCAGTGGAAAGCAATCGAGACAGGCGCAGCAGCCGGTCGATCGACTGGAATGCCGATTCGCCTGGCTGGATCGTGTGATCGGCCAGCGTGGTGTTGTCCTGCAGCTCACTAACCACCGGGATCCCGTAGGGCGATGCCAGCGCCTGCACGATCCGCCGCACGCTCTGGTTGCGCCATTGCCCCGGCGAGTTGTCGGCGCCGCAGTCGACCAGATCCCCGGTCAGCGATCGGCCGGAGACGGCCGTGGAGATCTCGCGCGCGTTCCAGCGGACCGGCGTGGCGTCGACCCAGCCCGTCAGCACCAGCTCGTTGCCAATGCGCAGCTCGCAGCGATCGCCTTGACGGATCTGGCGCGGACGTTCGCCGCCGCCCGGCCACTTCCACGTAATACCTACCGAGAAGTCCCGCGCCTGGCGCTCGATGCCCGCCGTGATCCGGATGTCTTTCCAGCCGCCATAGTCCATCCCGTTGACGGTTAGTGTTACCTCGCTCGCGTCACTCATTTCATCGCCACCTGTAAAGGCGCCGCAGGCAGGAAGCCGGGATGCGAGGCACGATTGCGCACCACGATCTCGTCGGCCCGCGTGGCGTCGCCATAACGGGCATAGGCGAGCACCAGCGCCGGCACCGGCTGACCAGGTGTCACGGTCGTGAGGCGCGCTGCAGGCCGGGCCACGGTCGCCAGGTGCCGCGACACCTGAATCCGCGCATCCGTGAGCAGCTGGTAATGCCACTGCGGCGCGGTCTGCGCTTGCTCCCACATCGTTTCCGCGATCTCCTCCCGCACCTCCAGCACATCGTCTGCGACGGGGATCTCCGGTCGCTCGATGGGCTGCAGCACCTGCACATCGACAGACGGTGCGCTCGGCAGCGGCGCGGGAACGGTCGCCACCGGCATCTCGCCGACTTCCTTGACGGTGTCGGCGATCAGCAGATCCTGCGTGAGCTTCACCACGGCATCGTGCGCAGCCGCCGCAGCTTCGCCCTGTGGCGGCACCACGGTCGCCAGCGTGGACACCGCCGACGACTTGCCGAAGAGGCTGGAGAGGCCGGAGCCGAAGCCATCGAACATGTGGAACGCCCCCGGCACGCTCGCCAGCACGCCACGGATCAAGCCAGTCAGCTCGGCCGGCGCGTTGAGCACCAGGTTGGCGAAGTTCTGCGCCGTCCCGATGGCCGCAGCGATCGGCGCCGCGTACTGCTGCAGGGCGTCCATTGCGGCGCCCGCCGCCTTGGACAGCTGTGAAACAGTCACCTGCGCGGAATTGACCGTCGCCATGGCCTGCTCGAACCGCGTCAGCGCCCCATCCGCCAGCGAAGCACCGGCGAGGGACGCAGCCTTGCCGGTGTTCACCTTGGCCGTGGGCGTGGCCTGGTCGCCCGACTCGGTAAAAGTCAGATCGAAGGTGACCATGCCGCCGTCTTTCCACGAGTGGGACATTTCCCCGACACCGGCCTTGACGTTGAGCGTGCCGAGCCACGGATGCACCAGCTCGCCCTTGCCCTCGGTTTCCACCGCGGTGAGCAGCTTGTCGCGCTTGTCCATGTAGTCCGAGCCGATGACGAAGGCCGTGATCTTGTATTCACGCGTGACGCGGCCCATGTCCTCGACATAGGGGACATTCTTTCCCGGGTATTCGTGCGTGACCACCCGGCGGCCGATGGGAACCTTGTCCCCTTCGACCTCGAATGGCACACCACGAAAAGAGGCCGGGCGTAGCTTGTCTCGCCAGCTTGCCATTGCTTTCTCCTGATTAATCCGCCCCCGAGAGCGAGCGGTATCCGACGCGCGGCGTCATGGTGAGGCCGGGCTGGTTGGTGTTGCCTGGATCGACGCGCGTGCCGGCTGGCGCGTTCTCGAAACGTACCGTCATGTCGCCGCGCAGCTGCTGCGACTGCGCCGTCTGTGAGGACAGGGAAGCCGTCCAGTTGCGCACGGAATCGGTCCCCGATCGGATCGCCCCGCCAGCCGCCGCCGCGCCCTCACCCCCGCCGCCATTGAATACGGCGCCGACCTTTTGCCCGATCCATGCCCCGGCATTGACCAGCGGCTCGATGAACGGCTTGACGCGGTCCCACAGGCCGCTAAACCACGCGACGATGGGCTCCCAATTGGCGATGATGATGCCGAGCGGATGGAAGCTGAAGAACGCGTCTTTAATCCAGTCCCACGCCAGCCCGGTCACCGCGACCACCGCATCCCACAGCGCCCCGAAGAACTCGGTGATTGGCTCCCAGTTGGCGAGGATTGGCCCCAGCGGCGTGAAGCTCAGCGCCGATTTGATCCAGCCCCATGCGACTTCGGCCCGGCTTTGAATACCGGCCCACAGATCTGCGAAGAACGGACCCACGGTCGACCAGTTGGCGATCAGCAGCCCCGCCACCAGTGCGATGCCGCGCACCGCCAGGCCGATCGGCGTCAGGCTGGTGACGCCCATCAGCAGCTTGATGCCAGCAGCAGCCGCAACCGCGCCCAGCTTGAGCACTGTCAGGCCTGCCGCCGCACCGAGCACACCCTGAATCACAGCCGGGTTCGCACTCGCGAAAGCCGACATCCCATCGACCAGCGGTCCGACGTACGCCAGGAACGAATTGAGCGGCGGCAGCAGGATGTCGCCCACCGAGATCGCCAGCGCCGTCACACGGTTCTGCATCAACTGCATGTTGTTCGCCGTGGTGGCGGCGCGCGACTCGTATTCCTTTTGCATCGAGCCGGCGTATTGCGACGCCTCGCCAACGCGCTGGAAATTCTTCTGCAGCAGATCCATGTTCGTGAGCAGAGGCGCAATAGCCCCGATGGATTCCTTGCCGAACAGCCCATCCAGCACAGAGGCCTGTTTCGACTTGTCCACCTTGCCGATCGCGGTCAGCACCCGCAGCATCGTGCCCTGCGCATCCTTTTGCATGTCCACGGCCAACTTTTTGGCATCGAGCCGCAGCGCCTTGAATGTCTGCTGCTGCTCTTTGGTGGCCGATGCGCCGGAGGTGAGCGTCAGCATCATATTTTTGATGCCGGTTGCCGCAATCTCCTCCTGCACCCCCATGCCCGCCAGCGTCGCGCCCATAGCCGCGATCTGGCTGGCCGCGAAGCCCGCCACCTCGCCCAGCGGACCGATACGCGTCACGATCTCGGAAATCTTGGCAGCCTTGGCTGGGCCGTTATTGCCGAGATAGTTGATCTGGTCGGCCAACTGCACGACGGCGTCCTGCCCCAGCTTGAACGAGGTGCGCCAGGTCGCCATCATTTCGCCGGCCTGCTCGGCGGTCTGATCAAACGCGACGCCCATCTTGACCGCGTCCTCGGCGAATTTCGGCAGCTCGGCCTTATCGAAACCGGCCTGGCCGCCGGCGGCGACGATCGCGGCGATGTCCTTGGCCGCCATGGGCAGGCGCTTGGACATGTCCATGATGTCCTGCCCCATGGCCTTGAACTGGTCAGGCGTGTCGAAATCGACCACCTTCCGCACATCCGCCATGGCGCTCTCAAAGTCGATCGCCGACTTGGTCGCCGCGATGACCGGCGCAGCAAGCGCCCCGCCGGCCAGCACATCCTTGAACGAGAGATCGCCCAGCCCGTCCGATTTCAGGCTCTTCCGGAAGCCGGCGATATTCTTGCGGATGCCTGCAAGAGCCGGCGACAGCTGATCGACACCCGTGATCAGCGCCTTGAGTTGAAACTTGTCAGCCATTCTAGGATTCCGGTTGTCTGGCCCGGTTGATGCGATCGGCGTGGTGCCAATACTTCATCAGCCGCGGAATGGGCCGCTGCAGCATGACCTCGGGATCCATGCCCCAGAACTCCGCGAGGTCATACGCCAGGTTGACGATCAGCTCGGCCTCTTGGCACCCTGATTCAAGAAAAAACCAGCGACCCACCAGAACAGATTGTTGAGATCGCCAGGCAGGATCTGCCGCACCGAGCCCATCGGGATCCCGGCGCAGCGCGACACATACTTCATCGCGGTCTTCGTGTTGATCAGGATGGTTTCGCCGTCCTCCAGAAAGTACGGCAGGCCTTTGCAGTCCTCCACGTCTTCGCCAGTGGGCTCGCGCAGCTTCAGCTCGGTAACTTCCTCGCCGTGCGCCTGAATCGGTTTTGCAAGCGGAAAGGTCTTCATTGCCAGTTACCGTCGTCACCGTTGAACTCGATCGACACCTTGCCGTCGTCACCGGACACGGCGGGCTCACCGATCACGTAGGCACCCTGCAGAACGTAGATCTGCCCGCCCTTGGTTTCAGCCGTGATGACCATGTTGATGGCCGTCTGCAGCTTCTTGATCGGGAAATTCTTGGTGAAGGTCAGATCCGCCTTGATGTAGGCCGGCAGATCTTCCTCCTTGAAGTAGCCCGGACGGATCGTCTCGCGCTTGTACTTCATCAGCGGCGCCTCGAAGGCGCCCTGCACGTCGAATGCAAAGCCGTCCGCCTTGATGTAGACGGTGCCGGCGACTTTTTGACCCATGTCGGTCTCCTAGAATGCGAAGCGGCCCGCACGATGGCGGGCCGCAAAGGGATGGAACGGGAGGACTTACGCCGCCGCTTGCTGCGGGTACTGCAGGCGGAACTGGTTCTGCAGCGCGAAGATCCGCAGCTGGTTGATGTAGTCCGGGGGGAACAGCACGTTCACGCGATTCGGGTTGTTCGCATCCCGCTCCACGATCAGGTACTGCTCGAACAGGTCGGCGTTTTCCACGATGCCCTCCAGCTCCATGGCGCGATACTCGGCGACCAGCTCGGCGCGGATCGTCGAAGGCGTCACGATCGACTGGCCGTCACCGAAGCGCGTGCCGTCGTCGGCCAGCTTGTGGCGCCCGTACTTGGTCGTGATGACGCTTTTCAGGCGGCGCATGACGCGCGCCGTAATGTGCATCGTCTCGCTGTCCAGATACGAGTCATCGGGCTGGCCGTAGGCGTTGCGCTGGTACGTCGTAATGCCGCGCTCGATGCGCACCACGCCGTCGCCCGACGTGGTTGTGGCGATGCCGTTCGAGAGCAGCGCCTGGCGCTCCTGAAGCGTAAAGCGCTCGCCCGATGGCGCCGCGTCGATGCCGACCAGCTCACCGGTCTGCGTGGGGCGGGCCACATCTGCCGAGATAAACACCGCTGTGCGGGCAGTGAACGCCGCAGCGTGCTCCCACACCGGCGCCATGACGTTTGTTTCGAAACCCTCGATCGTGACGTGCTGATCGTTGCGCACGACGCCGGCGGCAACGAGAGAGCCCAGCGATCCGCGCATCGCCGTATAGACGTGCCCATAGATCTGCGACGACCATGCCCAGCGGCCGGAGATGTCACCCATCCAATCGCGGCAGGCATCGAGCGAGGCCGTGTCGGTGTACGGCTGGCAGATGAACTCGAATTCTTCGTCGCCTACGGCCGCCAGCACATCGTCCATGTCCGGGCTGCCCACGCCGCCAGCCATGGCCGTCACAGCGACAGTCAGGCCCGCCGGCGTACGCTCGCCGTTCGCCAGGCCTGCCCGGTTCATCTCCAGCCGGATGTCATTCCCGGTCAGACCCTTCCACTTGGCAGTCAGCGTCACCTCGCCCGCGACAGCTACCGCCTTGACGGGCATGTTGACTGCCGCGTTGACCACGTTGGCGAGTGCCGTGGCCGCCGCCGCCGCGGTCATACCGTTGGCCACCGTCACACGCAGGCGTCGCCCAGCGATGTAGGCATTGAGCAGCCCCGCCTCGGTCGCGGCACCGGTAAAGGTCAGCTTGCCGCTGGCTGCAGTGCCCGTCGCCAGTTTGATCGGCAGCACCCAGATTTGCCCCAGCGGATCGCCGACCCGGAATTTCCGATACATAGCCGACAGCATCGAGCCATCACCAGCGATCGCGTCGACATCGCTTTGGCGGCTGGCAATCGCCAGCACGCCGGCCGCGCCGGTGGCGTCGTCGTTCATCTGCGCGATGATCAGGCGTCGCAGAGCCGCCGCCGCGCCGCTGCTCGCCATGGAATTGTCGATCTCGCCATAGAACAGCGGCACCCGAACGTCGTTCGGAATGTTATTGAAGCTCACCGACATTACTTGGCTCCCTTGGCGGTCTTTGTGGTCGTCGCAGCCATACCGGCCTGCGAGTCACCTTCGGTTGCGGTTTCCGTGACTGCCGGTACTTCGTGCTCGGTCACGTCCTGTTCCTTGATGCGGCGCGCCCAATACGGCGATCGCACCACGTCGCGGCCTTCGCTGGGGAGCGTGTCGCCACGCTCCGGATCCGGCACCACGCGGCCCACAGCAGGCACCACGCGCACCGTTTTGCGGTCTGTACTCATGTTCATCCTTGATCAAGCTCCACGCGGAGCACGGTTTCGATCCGGCCATCGGGGCCGGGCTTCTGCAGGTTGGGATCGGCCATCGGGTCGATGGCATCCAGATTGATGTCGACGCCGGCAAGCGCCGGGAGGCCGGCCAACTCCAGCTCCTCGAAGGTTTCCGGCGCCGCGCCGCCGCCGAGCGTCCACTCGCAGCGGAACGTGAAGCGGTACAGCACGCGGCCACGATCGATAAGCAGCAACTGCCCACCCTCATACGTGACCCGCTCGTAATCGGGCATCGGCTTCCAGCCGACCAGTGCGCGCAACAGCTCGGCACGAATGTCGTGCAGCGGATCCGCCACCGACTGGCCGCGTTCGTCGCCGGTTTTCAGCGCCACGACCACGTCGAACTCGTCGAAGATCGGTTGCCGGATGCTGTTCTGCTGCGTGTTTTCGCCGGGGTCGTCGGCCGTCATAACGACGTAGGCCGCCGGCATCGGCAGCAGCGCGCTGTCGCGCACCATCTCGAACTCGATGCCGCCGCCGACACGGCCGCCAAACGTCGGCGCGTACTGGCGCAGCTGCGTGACCACAGGGGATAGCTTCATGGCAAGAAAAAGCCCCGCTCAGCGGCGGGGCTATTGAGGGTCTATCGGATCCGCAAGCCGGCGGCGAGCGCGGCACTGAGCAGGTTTTGCACGGCCGGCGCCTCCTCCTCGAGGGCGTCGGTCATGTAGTTGGCGCGCGGCTCGATGCGATACGGGCCACTCGGCTGCGCCTGGTGGTCTTTGCGCCGGACTGCGCCTCGCTTCACCCCATAGAACAGATAGGCAAAGTAGGGGGCGCTGGCCGGAACACCGCTGCCGGTCTTGGGCTCGATTCGCACCATGAAGCCCGACCGGCTGACCTTGGCGCGAATCGACTTAGCCAGATTGCCGAGGCGCTTGCCGGGATACTCGCCAGCCTTCGAGCCGCCCTTGCGCGACACCTTCTTTCGGGAAGCCTTGGTCACCAGTGCGCCGGCGCGACGCATTGCCTTGCGGATCTCGCGCTTGTCGAAATCGACCGAGCGGTCGAAACCGTCAAAGCCGTCGATGTGCATGTACACGCCTGGCTTACTGGCCATGCTGCAGCTCCTCCACGTCGAGCATGGTGAAGCGATGCCCGCCGTTCATGTCGGTGACGCGCTTGACGCGGTAGATCCGCGCACCATGCACCACCTCGTGGGCATTCGTGATGCCGTCGAGATAGCGCACGATGATCCGGTGCGTGACCAGGTCGTCGATCTGCGCGCTGCCTGCATAGGTGGCTGCGCCGGCCGGCGTGATCTTGGCCCAACGCTTGCGCGTCTCGGGGAAAGTCTCATCAAGCCCCAGATCCGCCGCGGGCAGATCCAGCCGGCGACGGATGGTGACGCGGCGGTTTAGCTCACCAGCGCCCGGCTCGATCAGGGAACGTGTCGGCTCGCCGCTCATAGCCCCACCCCGCAACGGTGATCGTCCAGCAGCCAGTCGTACGCCTTGCACTGGTTGTCGGCAAAGACCGCCGACACCTCGCGCTTGGCGTAGAACTCGGCCGCCAGCAACAGCATGGCTAGCTCGATGTCCTCGGGCACGTCGACATAGCCAGCATCGAACGCAATTTCGAAGGCGGTGCCAGCCGGCCAGGCCGTGACCGGACGGACCAGCATGCCCTCGGGCACCTCTTGCGTGCCGTACGCCATCAGCGAGACCGTCTGCCGCACTCCGGCACCGTCGAGGTACGTGACCGACGTAACCACCGCCGGGCCGTATCCGCGCAGGATCAGCGTGCTGCACTGCTCGCCATCCTCCAGCACCGCCTTGTACTGGCCGGCACGCAGCGGCCGGCGCAGGTAGCGCTCGGTCGCCCGGCGCACGGCCGGGATGATCGTGCCCTGCAGGTACGCGGTTTCGTCGTCGTCGGCGTCGTCAATGCGCGCCTGGAACTTCGCGCGGTCAAGGTCGATCGGCTCGCCCACCGGCGCGGTGACGGTCTCGATGCGCATGGATTACTCCTGCGCGGCGATCGACTCGGCGTAGGCCACCGCTTCCTTGCTGGTGTCGACGGCGCCGGCCTTTTCAGCCGCTGTGGCGACAGACTTCGGGAGCGACACCACATCGTTGGGCTTGCCGTGCTCGCAGTCCACCAGCACGCGCACCTTGACGGTCGTCTCGGCCTTGCCCGCCGGCTTGGTGCCCGCGAGATCCTGATCGGCGCCGCCGTTGTCGTTCGTTTGTTCCATGTTGACTCCTGGGAAATGAAGGGAAGAACGGCCAGCCCTCGCGAACTGGCCGGAACGGCGTCAGGTGATCAGGTCGCCGAGTTCTGGTAGGTCTTGACGGCCAGCAGATCCATCAGGTTGCCGCCGCTGCGTGCCCACGCGAGGAAACCGACCTGGCCCTTGGACGCATACGCCGAGTCGTAGAAGCGGAACAGCGTCACCTCCAGCGCATCGCGGATCGCGTACTTGTCCATCTGGCCGTAGGCGATCGACTTGGCGTTTGCGGCCATCGCCGGCACGTGGCTGTTGAGCGTCACCGGCTTGCCGAGCAGCTCGTCGGGTGCGCCCTTGGTGATGCCGCCTTCGTAGCCAGGCGTCCAGATCGGCCGGCCGTTGCCATCCTTGAGCTTGCGCACCACCTTGCGGGTGCTCTGCGCAAACATCCAGCGCGCACCGGACTGGTAGGCTTCGTCGACCGATTCCTGCAGGTCAACCAGGTCGTCGTAACCCACCGTCGCGGT